CGTGGCTCTGCTCTTATGGAGACTTGTCATGTGTGATCATCACCCGCAATGGGATAAAGAAGTTGTACACCTCTTTCCCCCATCCGTCGAAGCGGTACTAGACGCCTCAAAGCGTCAAAGTGTCCGTTACGACGAGCCTGATTCTCTATTGGCGGTGCTTAATCGCATCCGCCAGGGAGTCGTGGCTGGCTTGTCTGATGACGAAATCGCACTGATCCTTTTGAAGGAGGAGGCGACACATGTGGTCGGTTTTCATAAGGGCGTCCTTTTTAACAGGAGTGAGTACTACTCCAACGGCGGCATCGTGAACATCTACGATGCGAAGTTCGCCGTTGTCACTTACTGTGCAAGGATCTAAAGTCACGTCGACGTGCTCTGGAGGATTGATACCCTCCATTCTTTAATGCAACTTTCAGCTGAGGTGCTAGGTGAGTCTGCCTTTACGTGTTACGAATCTCCATCTTACCGATACGGAGAGTAAAACCTCCTGTTCTGGTTCAGTGGCTTATTCGTTCACAGTCGGGGCAGGTGTTTACCAGCGGACGCAATCTTGGGAAAGATCCGTCCCCTGGCCACCTAAGAAGAACACCACACCAGTCACACGCGACTACTCCGATATTTTGGACTATCGTCGCTATGCTGTGGTGGTCGGTCTGACTGACGTGTCGGGATTTTGTTTCACGTGGAGAAAGGTTTTTCCTGTCTCCCACGTGCCCGGCTCCGATATCGAGATCGACAATGCTGCAACGCTTAACCTTCTGTGGACGAGAGTCCGCAAAGCGGCTAAAGAACTTAACTGGAACGCCGCAGTTGATATCGCGGAATCCAGGAAAACGTTCGAAATGCTTACGACTACTGCTCGGCGAATTGCCGATGCTGTACGTTCCCTTAAAAAGGGACGTATAGATAAAGTGACGAAGCTCTTCGGCTTACCGAAGAAAAGCCCTGCGTTGATAAGAGCCAACCGTGACAATTATAGGGACGCCGCAAACTTGTGGTTAGAATACAAGTACGGTTGGTCACCCCTGTACAAGAGTTGCATCGATGCTGCAGAGCATCTAGCTTCTCTTATGTTGGCCTTTCGTGCGGTTAGACATATCCGCAAGTCTGTCGTGCACCCAGAGGTCCGTTTCTCTGATGATATTTTGTTAGAGGACGGTGGGACATGGGAGATTCGCGCGCGCCGCACAACCGTTGTCAAGTCAGTCGTTAAGGCTTGGGTTACCGTCGGAAAAGACGGATCTGAGTCTGAAGCAGCGAAACTTGGCTTCGAGGACCCACATCTGGTGTTCTGGGAGCTTGTCCCGTTCTCCTTTGTGGTAGATTGGTTTTGCGGTATCGGCAACTGGCTCGAAAGCATGACTGCTTTCTTGCATTGTAACTTGTTGGACATCGGCCACTCTGTTTTGCTTTCTAGAGAGACCGACTACGACGTGTACACAGTTGTCAAAGGGGCTGGTACTTACAGCTTCACTATCGAAAATCGCTATAGACTGGTTAACGGTGAATACCGGCCTGTCTATGTTTCACGCGAGTATCGAAGGTACCGTGATGTCGATGTTCCCATGCCCATGCCTGTTTTGAAGAACCCACTTGGGATCTCCCACTTGGTTACTTCATTGGCTTTAATTAAGCAAAGGCGCTGACTACGCTTTTGTTCGATTGGGTCCTTTAACCAATAGAACTGTAAGGGTCAATAATGACTACTATTACCTCGAAAGAGATAGACGAATCCACGAACAAGGTTATGACGTTTGTCGGCCGCGAAGCCGATGGGCGTTCCTTGTTTCTGGATCTCGCGGACACTGCTGCAATGAATATGCAAGTGCAGCTTCGCTTGGGGGTGAAGATTCCCAAGGATCTGGCCACCGGTCGCATCAAAATCACTCGAAATGTTGTCGTGCCGAAACTTAACGCGACAACTGGCATCATCGAGTACGGTACCGTCGGCTATACCGCGTACGTGCCTGCTTCCTGGGTACTGAACGACCGCAAACGGTTGGAAGTCTTCGACCGGTATGTCGTGCTCCAGAATGGTCATCGCGACCAGATCTGGAATCTCGATCAGGTCGACTAACCTTTTATTCGTCCTGGCTGTCGTTCACTCCTTGAATCAAAATACTAGGAGGTTGTATGGAAGTAGTCTCTGTACAAAGTCGTGGATTATATCCCACGGCTACACAACTGAACCGCGAAGTTAAAACGTGGTGCGTCAAAGATTCCGACGCTACAGTTGCAGCGGTTGCCCGTAAGTTTTGGGCCGGCATAGACTCGCCCGTTAGTCTCTCATTAGAAATAATGTGGAGACATGGGATGTACGAGGAGGTTCTGCTCAAAGAAGTGGACCCTCTCCTGTATGAAGACGCGGAGAAATTCGCGGATGATTATCAGGCTGTGTCACTCCTCAGGAAGTATCCTTTTAAGGGTACGTCCTTAAAACCGACTGAGACGGCTCTCAAGTCCTTTTGGGACTGCGAGTCGATGTGCGCGCTTACAAACGCACGTGTTCGCAAGGATTTGTGTCTAGGCAAGAGCCTAGGCACGCTAGACGCCGTTATCCACGGCGCCACCCATTTTATAAGTCGGGTGCTTGGCGAATTCTCAGTTGAGGAGATGGTTCGACTTGCCAAATTCGGTCCGGGTGCTACCATGACTCATGGTGGTGAACAGGTCTCCGTCTATAACAAGTTAACTGGTCTTCACTCAGCTACGGCTGAGCTCGCTGGCCTGGCATCTGCGCTCATTTGCGAGATCCCTGTCCTTCAGTCTTCGGCGCCTTTGTCAGGCGTCGTAACTGTGAAGGGCAACAAGTTAAGTTTCGTGCCAAAGTCTGCAAAAACAGACCG